ACCGGGGCAGGGTCTGTGCATCAAAAAAGACACAACCTCAACGATTGTGCCATCGGTCTCCACGTTCGGCGTGGATCTTTGCGTGACAGGCTTTACATAAAGCAATTAAATTATCTCTTGCGTGTGTACCACCTTCAGCAAGCGGGGTCTTATGGTGTACCTCTTCTGTCGGCACAAGTTTACCGTCACGCTCACACAGCTCACACAAGGGGTGCTTCTCAACATAGCTGGCACGTATACGTTTCCAGGCTCGACCGTACCTACGGCGTACAGCAGGGTCCCTGTCGTACTTCTCGTAGCGTTTGGCTTCAGCCTTGGTGTGTTCCTCGCAGAACCGTCCGTCAGTGAGCTTGGGACAGCCGGGGTAGGAACACGGTCGTTTGGGTTTCTTCGGCATTTATTTCACCTTACTTTCAGGCATAAGAACAGCCCCACAGGATTTCTCCTACGAGGCTGTTCTCTATTCTCTTTCGCCATTATAATGTTATCATACATTGGCACTCTCATTCTATGGTATTAACTCTCATGTTGCAGAATTCTCTCCACTTCCGAAAGTGCAGCATCGTGCATTCGGTATGTGTGCTGTATACTGTAACTCAAATCCACGGCAATCTGCTCCCAGGTAATAAAGCAGAGATACCTCTTCTCAAGTATGGTCTGATACTCGGTATTTGGGATTGCCTTGATTACATCCATTATTCCGCGCTTCAAATCCACGAGTTCATTGATATCACGGTTTAGTTCGTCTTGCAGATCCACGATTTTACATATAGCATCAGCCATACGAGAACCACCTTGGTTTGGGTTCTTTGGCATATCTGAAATAGTGGAAGTACAGCGAGTGGCAAGCTCATTCAATGAAGTTATCTGCTGTATTTTTGAGTTTATTCTCGCATCGAGAAAACGTGCCTGTTGTAAATACTCTTTTGCGGTCATATTCGTACCCCCGAAATTTTATAATCCTCGGATTGGCACGGATTTTCATTTTTTGTCTTAGATTTGCAGGTCTGCTTTTACGGCTTCAATAAGTGCCGTTTGTGTATGCTCCTTTTGGGAGAGGGCTTTTATGATGCGGTCATCAATCGTACCCTTTGTTACAATGTGCTGTACAATAACAGTGCTTTCGGTTTGTCCCTGTCGCCACAAACGTGCTACGGTCTGTTGGTAAAGCTCAAGGCTCCAGGTCAGTCCAAACCACACGATGGTCGAACCGCCGGATTGGAGATTAAGTCCGTGCCCTGCCGATGCAGGATGGATAAGCGCCACGGGAATCTCGCCGTTATTCCATCTGCGAATGCTTTCGGAGTCATCAAGACGTGAATGTGGGATATGCAATTTTTTCAATCTTGCGGTTATGCGGTCAAAATCGTGTTTGAACCAGTAAGCCACAAGAATGGGTTTTCCGTTAGCGGCTTCGATAATATCCTCAAGGGCATCAAGTTTCCTCTCGTGGATGCCGATCACCGCACCGCTGTCATCGTAGATGGCACCGTTTGCCATCTGTGACAATTTGTTCGAGAGTGATGCTGCATTTGAGGCTGTAATTTCCGCTTCTCCCAGGGATAATACCAGCTCCTGTTTGAGATCGTTGTATTTTTGCTGTTCGGTATCGGAAAGCTGAACGACATACTCGCTTGACACCAGTTCCGGCATTTTCAGATGATCTGTAGCTTTCATCGAAATTGTAATATCGGATATTTTACCGTAAATGGTTTCCTCTGCATAAGACAACGGCTTATATGAGAATACCACCTGTCCGTTACGTTTATCCGGCATAAAGTAGTCGGTGCGGTACTGCGTTATAAACCTACCGAGTCTCTGTCCCAAATCCATCAATCGGAACTGTGCCCACAGATCCATAAGTCCGTTAGGAGTAGGTGTTCCCGTAAGTCCCACGATACGGTCTATTTTAGGACGAACCTTCAGCATAGATCTGAACCTCTTGGTGTTGTGGTTCTTGAAAGAAGAAAGTTCGTCAATAACCACCATATCGTAGTCAAACGGCAGTCCGCTTTCTTCGATGAGCCACTGGACGTTCTCTCTGTTGATGATGTACACGTCAGCACTTCTCATCAATGCGGATTTCCTTTGTGCTTCTGTGCCGACAGCCACGGAGCATATGAGGCAACGGAGGTGATCCCACTTATCAGCCTCCGCTGTCCATGTATCCCGTGCAACACGGAGGGGTGCGATAACGAGAACCTTGTACACCTCAAAACTGTCAAACAGCAGGTTCTTAATAGCTGTAAGGGTAATGCTTGTTTTACCGAGTCCCATGTCGAGAAAGACGGTGGTGATAGGATGAGTCTCTATGTAATCAATGGCATATGCCTGGTAGTTATGCGGTGCGTATTTCATCAATTATCCCTCCAATCTGTTCTGCGCTGTCCAGTACATAGACCTTGAATCCGAGTCCCCTGAGAAGTTTATGCCGTGCTTTTTGTAAAGGGCGTGGGGTTTCACCCGGAGCCTTAACCTCAACGAAGCCCATACGCCCATCCGGCATTAAAACGATACGGTCGGGCATTCCTGCGAGACCGGGAGACACGAACTTTGGACATATGCCGCCCTGCTTTTTTACCGTCAGTGTTAATTTTTGCTCGATTGATTTTTCTCTCATAGTGTTTACTCCTTTTTTGTTGGGGGTAGCAGTCTGTTATAGTCATTTACTAAACTTTTTCTTAGGTCTTTTTTCTCATTTTTTCTTCTTAAGAGATTTTTTGTAAGTGACTATCATTGACCGCTACCCCTCCTCTTTTTGTCAGGTCAAAAAGTCCTCAAAATCGCCGTTGTCTTCCTTGACACGTAGGCCCTTAATATACTTCTTTCCCTTAGACTTCACCCTCGTAAACCCGGCATTCTCCAGTGCAAAATAGAAGTCAGCGGTGCTGCGTGTGTATTCGTTGGTATCGAGGCAATAGCTGCAATAGGTCTGGTAAAGGGTACTTGAGCTCTCCTTATAGCCATCGCCGATCTCGCAACGCTCCTCAAGGAAATTGCCGAACCAGTCATTCTGTGCACGGTAATCGTCGATCGCTTTCTGTACGATTGCCGGAACAGGAAATTTGTATTCCATGTCAATGACACGCTTGGCACCTTCGATAATCCAGGAAAGGATACTTTCACCCGCATTCTGATAGAGGTAATCACCGAAGTTTTTAATATCGCTCTTCCCTTCTATCTTGGCATTGAACGGGATTACGATAAGACGTCGCCAAATACCGTCATCGGAGGCACTTACCTTTGGAAGGTGGTTGGTATAAAGAACGAGACTGTGACTCGGCGAGAAGCTGAATGGGTCCTTGTATTTCTTTTCGGCGAAAATATCATCAGTTGAGCATAACTGCTTGACGGTAGAGTCGTTAAGACGAGCGCCTTCTTGCATTTCGGCAGCAATAAGCAGACGCTTGCCCTTGACCTCTGCCATCTCAGGCTTTACGTTACGGCGACAACCGAAGGTCAGCGTATCAGCTGAAACATTACCACTGTAAAGCCCGAGGACACGAGAAACGGAGTTCCAAAATGTAGACTTACCGTTACGACCACAGCCGTAAGCAATAATGAGAGCCTCCACCTCAACCTTACCGATGGCAGCAAGTCCGCATATGTTCTGTACATATTCGATAAGTACCCGGTCCCCACAAAAAATGGTATCAAGGCAATCAAGCCAGATCTGCTTACCCTTGTCACCGGGTGAAACGGTGGTAATCTTTGTAATGAAGTCATCAGGAGAATGTTCTCTCGCTCCCGCCATACCAAGTCGAAGGTCGTATGTGGCGTTAGGCGTACAGAGCAAGTAGGGGTTCGCATCCAGGTCCTGAGGTGTAATCTCAATCATAGGACGGGTCTCTTTAAGTGTTGCGGTAATATTCTTTGATGCACGACGCTGGACAACATAGGACTGGTATGCCTTTGCAGCGACAAACGCACGGTATGCTTCAAGCTGCTCTTCATTCATGGCGGCTTCGGCTTTTGCTTTACTGTTGTTATCGATAATCTCCTTTCCTCCGTTTGTTTCAAGAACACGGACCGCCTCCATCATCTCTCTTGATGCCTCTGCAAGCTGTCTGCGTGTAAGCTCGTGTGCAACAGCCTGTGCACCCGGCTCTGTCTCCTGCCAGTAACGACCGTTATAACGAAGATAGTGTGTTGCCGGGGAATAACGGAGTTCACCGGAGAAGTGTTTTGCCAACACCTCTGCCTGTCCTACATCCGAGAAGTCCTCCGGTCTGTATGAGGTGTCATCGTTATACACTTCGGGGGAAATATAGCCGTCCTGCAACTGCACCTTGGCGTAGAACTTCTGTGCTGAGTGCCAGATGGTCATCAGTTCCTGGTGATCGAGAGGTGGGGTACATTTATCGGCTTCTTCCAGGAAGCAGTTAAAAGCGGTCTCATTATCACCGTATTTTTTAATGACACGACCGGCAAATCGGGACATTGTGGCATTACGGCTACCTTCGGGAATAGCGGTTACACGCTGGGTGCCTCCTGCCATATCCGCATCGAAGTCCTCGGCTGACAGAAACTCACTCAGGGTCATATCACCTGTGAACACCTCCACCTGCGGTTCTGCTGTACCGAAGAAAAAACGGGCGGCATCAAGAGCATTAGTATCAAAGTACGGAAATATGGCATTCACCAGTTTCTTCATTTCGCTGTACGCTGCCGGATCGGTCATATACTTAATAGGAAATAGCACATGGAACTTGGGGCGTGCAGGCTTACCGTTCTTCTCACGCATATGGAAACGGCTGTAATGAACAGCAAACGTAATACCGGGAAAAGCATTCTGAACATCAGCCGGAGCAATCCAATCATCGGGATTCTCGGAGTGGTCATTGTCGCAGTCCACGGGAAGGCTGTCCGAACCGATGAAGTTTTCACCGTTACGGTAACAGTTCAGATACTCGGCACAAACGTAGTCTTTCTTAACCGCTTCTGCAAGAGTAGCGGCATCCGTAACCTCAAACTTGTGAGGATAGGAACAGTTACTTGGTACGCCGATATAGTCGGCACTATACAGGGTGAACATCATTTATTTACCTCCTCGCAGGTTTCGGTGAAATAACGCAAGCGGTAGTTTTTCCACTTGGCTCTTTTGATTTCTTCTTCCATCCCGGCAGATATGCGGTCGCCAAAGACCCACACCTCGCTACACTTGCTCATAAGGGCATTACCGAAAAACAAGCCAAGTTGACGTTCCTTTGGATTGTGGTCATTGAGAAACAGCGGAAACAGCAAATGCGGAGCAATGGGTATGTAACCTTTGTCCACAGCAAAACGGCTGTATACCTGTGCTGCCTTTACATTGTTCTCAATGTCCCCGGCATATGGTGAGCAAATATACACAATGGGACGAAATGCACGAAGTGTTTTTTCTTCTTTTTCTACGGTTGTCATAGCTTCATAAGCAGTGGGGTCGTAGTACCCCTCGCTGTTGAATTTGTTTATACTCATGGGAGTTACCTCGTTAATCTTTCTTGTAAAAATCGGTCTCGTACCCATCGGCACGAAGTTGTAGTCCCTTTGCCCAGGGTGGGGTTCGACCCATTTGGTCGCAGACAGCCTGCATTGACATTTGTGGATCTGCTTCGATAACTACTTCATCGTGAATATGCATTACGATTGAACAGTGTCGAAGCGTTTGCATCGCATAGCAGAGGATATCCCTTGCGGTGGCTTGCACAATATTCTCCACGAACTTTGGACCGTAGCTATCCAGCCGTTCCCACTTCTTCGTGCTGCCTACACCCTCGTAG